GGTAGTCCACGCGCTCGTTTATTTTCTAGCGTCAGCGTTAAAACCTTCTAAAGCCTTGCGCTGCAAGGGGTTTGGATATCGCAAGACACAAGAAGCCTAAAGGTGTTTAAGATGTGTTTAGTTTGGGTTTAGCAGTTGCTAGTTACGTTTTCAGAATTTGCAACGATTAAAGGTTGTAGTCGTGGTGCTGTAACACATGCGACTAAGGACCGTATTGCAGAAGCTGTTGTTGAAAAAGATGGTAAGCGATGGCTCGACCGTGATATGGCGCTTGAGTTATGGCGAAAGAATACATTGAAAACACATAATTCTAAGGTACCAGATGCTGACCCTATAGACCCGCAACAATTGAAGCAGGTTATTAGGTCATTACCTGATGATTCGATACCAGAGTTAAATGAAAGCAGAGCAAGGCGTGAGCATTACCAAGCGGAATTAGCGAAATTGCAGGTTTCATTGCAGCGTGGTGAGTTGGTTGCTGCTGATGAAGTAAAAAAGCAGGCGTATCAGGTAGGCCGGTCGATACGTGAGGCGCTGGCTAATTTAGCTGATAGGTTAAGCCATCAGTTAGCAGGTGAAACTGATGCGATGGTAATTCATAAGATGTTGAGCGAGGAGCATAGGGACGCATTGTTGGCATTGATTGAGGCAGAGCGATGAGCGTATGGCGTGATGCGTTTATGGACGGGCTGCGGCCTGACTTGGCGTTAACGGTTAGTGAATGGGCTGATGCTAATAGAAGGCTTAGCAGTAAGGCAAGTGCGGAGCCAGGGCCATGGCGTACTAGCAGGACGCCTTATTTGAAGGAACCGATGGACTGCCTTAGCAGTAGCAGCAACGTGCAGCGTGTTGTGATGATGTTTGCAGCGCAGACGGGCAAGACGGAGGCTGGCAGCAACTGGCTGGGCTATGTAATCAATTCAGCGCCGGGGCCGATGCTGCTAGTGCAACCTACGGTAGAGATGGCAAAACGATTATCAAAGCAAAGGTTGGAATCGCTTATTAGTGAGACGCCATGCTTAGCGGATAAGATTGCACCGGCTAGAAGTAGGGATAGCGGTAACACGATGTTTGCTAAGGAATTCCCAGGCGGGATGATGCTGCTTACTGGTGCCAATAGTGCGACTGGGTTGAGGTCTACACCATGCCGTTATATTTTTATGGATGAGGTTGATGCGTTCCCTGCTGATGTAGATGGCGAGGGCGACCCCGTTAGTTTGGCGGAGAAGCGTGCTACTACATTTGCTAGGCGTAAGATTTTACTTACTAGCACACCAACGGTAAAAGATTTTAGCCGTATTGAAGCTGAGTATTTACGTAGCGACCAACGGCGGTTTTATGTGCCGTGTCCTAAGTGCAATGAGATGCAATGGCTGAAGTGGGCACAGCTTAAATGGGCTGATAATGACGCGAGCACAGTGCGATATGAATGCGAGAAGTGCAAGGAGCAGTTTGCTGAGATACATAAACCGATGATGCTGCGGCAAGGTGAGTGGAGAGCTACGGCACCATGTGATGGCAAAACGGCTGGGTTTCATTTGTCGGGCCTGTACTCACCATTAGGATGGCTTAGCTGGGTTGATATGGTTGATGATTTTTTACGTGCAAAGTCTGATGCGCCAATGCTTAAGAGCTTTGTTAATACTAGATTGGCTGAAACATGGGAGGAAGATTATGCAAGCAAGGTAAGTGCTGATGGATTAATTGCAAAGCGTTTGGATTATGCGTCTGGTATATGCCCAGATGGCGTGTTGCTGCTAACGGCTGGCGTTGACGTGCAGGACAATAGGTTAGCGATTAGTGTATGGGGCTGGGGTGAAGCTGAAACAGGTTGGTTGATATGGCACCAAGAGATTATGGGTGACCCAACGCAGATTGAAGTATGGGGCCAACTTGACCAAGTATTAGCTACAGCATGGGCTACTGAAAGCGATAAGGAATTAAAGATAACGCAGATGGCAATTGACTCTGGCGGCCACTGCACACATGAAGTTTATAATTATGTAAGGGACCGTATACGGCAAGGCGTGGTAGCGATTAAAGGTAGCAGTAAGCGCGGTAGTGTAGCAGTTAGCAAAGGCAATAAGGTGGATGTTAATACTAAAGGCCGTACGTTAAAACGTGGTGTTACATTGTTTAGTGTTGGCAGTGATACAATTAAAACTACATTATTTGGCAGGATGAAACATAACGATGAAGGGCCGGGCGGATTGCGGTTTGGCTTGGCTGCTGATGGAGAATATTTTGAGCAGTTGACGGCTGAGAAACAGACATTGCGCTACCTGCGCGGGTTCCCAATTAGGGAATGGGTAAAGAAACCAAGCGCACGCAATGAGGCGTTGGACTGCGCGGTTTACGCTTATGCAGCATTGCAATTGAGCTACCGCAAATTTAATCGGGCTACAATGTGGCAGCAATTACAAGAACAACTTGATAGTGGTGCTAAGTTGCCGCTAAGATCAAGGAAGCCAAAGCCGGTAGCTACCGGCACTGAGTTCGTTCACAACTGGTAGCCGTGAAAATCCCAGCACAAATCAGAGCAGGCGATACGGTCAAATGGCGCGATGATGCGGCGGCGGATGGATTTGGCAATGCGATTACTAGCACCACATGGACGTTGACTTATTATTTGCGGACTAATACAGCAAGTGAAGGCGCAACGGTAGTTGGCACAGCTTATGGGACCGGCTGGGAGTTTACGATTGCGGCTGGCACCAGCGATGGCTTTGATGCGGGGCAATGGTACTGGCAAGCGATTGCGACTTATAGCACCGAAAAGCTGACGCTAGGCGCTGGCCAGCTTGAGGTATTGCAAGCGCTGAGCTATACCGGCGCGCCAGGTGCTATTGATGGCCGCACGCAGTTACAAGAAGATTTAGATGCGGTAAAGGCTGCAATCAGAGCAATTGTATCTGGCGGTGCAGTGCAGCAGTATAGTATTGCAGGGCGTAGCCTTAGTAAGTATTCGCTATCTGACTTGATGCAACTAGAAGCAAAATTAAAAGCTGAGGTTAAACGCGAGCAGGCGGCGGAATTAATTGCTAATGGCCTTGGCAATCCACATAACTTATTTGTGAGGTTTTAGATGGGCTTACGCACGCAGCTATTTAAGGCAATGGGTTTTGCGCCAATCAAAGGGCGGCAACGTGCATATCAAGGCGCAAGGATAAATCGGTTAACGGCTGATTGGATAACAAGTGCCACCAGCGCTGATAGTGAGATTAAGTCTAGCTTTAAGGCATTACGTAACCGTGCGCGGCAGTTGTGCCGTGATAATGACTATGCACGGCAGGCATTACGCGCTATCCAAAATAATGTAATTGGCCATGGCATCCGCCATCAAGGGCAGGTAAGGATGCAACGCGGCGGCAAATTAGATGAAGCGATTAATGGGCAAATCCATGAAGCATGGGAAAGATGGGGTAACAAAAGCCGTTGTGATGTAAGCGGCATTTTAGGTTTTCATGATATTGAACGGTTGTTAGCGCGGAGTTTAGCTGAAAGCGGCGAAGTATTTGTGCGGATGATACGCAAACCATTTGGCGATAGCCGAGTGCCATTTGCATTGCAGGTGCTGGAAGCTGATTATTTGATTGATGATGATATACCGCAGGCTGCAACTGGTAATACAGTGCGGATGGGTATTGAGATTGATAGTTATTTAAGGCCACAAGCTTATCATTTTTATGCTAATCATCCCGGTGATACGTATGCCGGTAACCCACGCACTAACGGCAAGAAGTTACGTGTGCCAGCAGATGAAGTAATACATTTGTTTTTACCAGAAAGGCCAGGCCAGACGCGTGGTGTTACATGGTTTGCATCGGCATTAATGCGTTTACATATGTTGCAAGGGTATGAAGAAGCCGAGGTTGTACGGGCACGCGCTAGCAGCGCCCTGATGGGTTTCATCCAATCACCTGAAGGTGAGTTGATGGGTGATGAAATTTATGATAATGAACGCGTTAGTGAGTTTACTCCAGGTGTATTTAAGTATTTAGCACCGGGCGAATCAGTAACGGTGCCAGACCTTAACTCACCTGATGGCCAGCTTGAGCCATTTACCCGTAGCATGTTGCGTGCAGTAGCGGCTGGCATCGGCGTTAGCTTTGAAAGCATCAGCAAGAATTTCTCCGAAAGTAATTACAGCAGCAGCAGGCTAAGCCTGCTAGAGGAGCGCGATACGTATCGTGTGCTGCAACGTTATATGATAGAAAATTTCCATCAACAAGTATTTGACAACTGGCTTGAGATGGCAGTGCTAAGTGGTGAGCTGCGGTTGCCGGGCTATGAGCTAAATCCAGACCGTTACCGCGCTAGTAAATGGGTGCCACGTACATGGGAATGGGTGGACCCACAAAAAGAAGTTGATGCTTATAAAACAGCAGTGCGATGTGGGTTCAAGACGTTAGCGCAGGTGATTACAGAGCAAGGCGGTGACTTGGATGCGGTATTGCTAGGCCGTCAGGCTGAGCTAGCGATGCTAGATGAGATGAATATTGTCACTGACACCGACCCAAGTGAAGTAAATGCAGGCGGCGGTGCGCAGTCTGCAATGCAACCGTTTGAAGAAACGGAGCTGCCAGCGGTTGAGTTGGAAGATGAAAGCGATGATTAAAGCAGTTACAATGGAGGCATCATTGAATAAAAGCGTAATGGACCAAAAGCGCCCATACCCAAACGAGCACGCAGCACGGTTGACAGACCCAGAGCAGTATGACGATTTTCGGCGTGAAGATGACGCAGGCGGGCCGGGCATTGATTTTATCTATGGCATTAAAGGTGATACAAGCGAACTGCAAGCAATACGGTTTGACCTAGAGCAATTTACCGCAGATGAAGCGCTTAACTGGTTGATTGAACATGAGTACGACCCGATTGAATTTGAAGAAGCAACAAGCCGCAGCATGACAGGTAAATTCCACCGCGCTGAAATGACAGCATTTAGTGAGGTAGAAGACCGCACTTATGAGTTTCCATTTAGTTCAGAACATCCAGTTGCAAGATATTTTGGCAATGAAGTATTGAGCCATGATGCAAGTGCTGCTGACCTTAGCCGTTTAAATGATGGCGCACCATTGCTATTTAACCATGATGTAGACCGTGTTATTGGTGTAGTAGAAGCAGCAAGGATTGATGATAAAGCAAGGCGCGGTTATGCACGTGTTCGGTTTAGCAAGAATGAATTTGCGCAAGAGATTTTAGCTGATGTGAAGGATGGCATTCTTAGGAATGTATCCTTCGGCTATTCCATTGATAAGATGGAAGAGCGCGGCGGTGGTGACTATGTTGCCACTGCATGGAGCCCGTATGAAATCTCAATGGTTTCAATTCCGGCTGACAAAACCGTAGGGATTGGCAGGTCACTGCTACCTACTACCACCGCTGCTTCGGCAGCACCATCCCCTGATCCCCTTCCTCCTATGGAAAACACCACCACTGATCTGGCCGTGGTGCGGGCTGAAGCCGCTGAGGCTGAACGCTCACGCATCTCCAGTATCAATTCTCTATGCACTAAGCATGGAATGGCCGACCTTGGCCAACAGCTAGTCGAATCTGGTCGTTCAATCGACGAGGCACGTGCTGCTGTTTTAGACAAAATCAACACCTACCAGGAGCCTGTGACTATGAGCGTTGCCGACATCGGCATGAGCGAAAAGGAAAGCCGCAGCTTTTCATTTTTGCGTGCCATCAACTATTTAGCAAATCCAACCGACCGCGCTGCGCGTGAATCGGCTGCATTTGAGATTGAAGCATCTGATGCTGCGGCTGCCAAATTGGGCCGTCAATCACGTGGCATCACAATTCCTCAAGATGTGTTGCGCCGTGATTTATCTGTAGGCACTGCATCTGCTGGTGGTAACTTAGTTGCTACTGATTTGGATGCTGGCAGCTTTATTGACTTGCTGCGTAATGCATCTGCATTGGACCAAGCAGGCGCCACCGTGCTGACCGGTTTGGTTGGTAACGTTGCAATCCCCCGCCAATCTGGCGCTGCTACTGCTTATTGGGTAGCTGAATCTGGCGCACCTACTGAAAGCCAGCAAACGGTTGACCAAGTTAGCCTGACACCACGCACGGTTGCAGCTTTCACTGATTACAGCCGCCGCCTGATGCTGCAATCCAGCATCGATGTTGAGAACATGGTACGTAATGATCTTGCCCGTGTATTGGCACTCAAGATTGACGTTGCTGGCCTTTATGGTACCGGCAATAGCAGCGAGCCACTAGGTCTCAAGCTAACAACCGGCGTTGGCACTGAAGACTTTGCTGCTGACACCCCTACATTCGCTGAAGTGGTAGCACTAGAAAGCGATGTAGCAGGCGCTAATGCATTGACCGGCAGCCCTGTGTATTTGATGAATGCTGCTATGCGCGGTGCTCTGAAGACTAAGGCCAAAGATACCGGTTCAGGTTTGTTTGTGATGGAAGGCGATTTGGTTAATGGCTATCGCGGTATCCTGTCCAATCAAGTTGCATCTAATGATTTGTGGTTTGGCAACTTTGCCGACTTGATCATTGGTTACTTCTCTGGTTTGGATTTGATGGTTGACCCTTACACACATAGCACTTCTGGTACTGTGCGTGTTGTAGCGATGCAAGATTGTGACATTGCGGTGCGTCACCCTGAATCCTTCAGCCGTGGCAACAACACCCTCTGATTATGTTTATTAAGGTCTTACGGCAAACAATGTTGGCAGGCCAGGTTGTACGTGTTGGGGATGTTGTTGAAGCATCCCTAACCGACGCCAAACTCCTGATTGGCATTGGTAAAGCCATTTTATCTGACCCTATCTCGCCCATTTGCTCTATCCCATCCACTCCCAAACGGAAAGCTAAACCATGACTATCCACAACCTTGGCACCAAGACTACGATCTTGGGCCTCCTGCGCAACAATGTAGTTACTGCTACCGCCACTGGTTCTGCAATTGATTTGCTGGGCTATGAAGGCGATATGGCAGTATTGCTTGATGCTGAAGCTGGCGGCGCTGGCATTACCTACGCGGTAAAGCTAACCGAATCAGATACATCTGGCGGCACCTACACTGATGTAACCGGCGGTGCATTTACCACCACTACCGCTGACACTGCTTCATTGCAAAAGATTACTGTTAATGTAACTAACCTAAAGCGATTTGTTAAGGCAACCGCCACTGTTGCAGGTGGTACTGGTGCTGGTGCAGTTGCTGTTATCGGCTTAGCTTCTGCTAAGTACGGCTAATGGCATTAACGGAAGATCTAGGCATCTTCCTGGCAGACTTCGGCGTCAGTTGTACTGCTGGCGCCGTTACTGCCTTGGGCATTCTTGACATGCCAAGCCAAGTGCTTAGTGATGGTATGGTGCTTACTACTGACTACACGTTGACAGCTAAAACATCAGATTTTGGCACTTTAATACGTGGCGATTCTATTACTGTAGATGCCATTGCCTATACAGTAAGAGAAACAATGCTTATGACTGATGGTAAGTTTGTGCAAATTGCATTGCAAAAAACATGAGCAGTCATTTTAAGACTAATACACGCAATCAATGGTCAGCATTAAATCCAGTGTTGATGGCGGGAGAGCCAGCGGTTGAAGACCATGCAAGAAATGTAAAGGTAGGCGATGGCCTTACCAATTGGGATAAGTTGCCATATTTCGGCTGCCCAGGTTATTGGGCATCGTTTTGGGATTTAACATCACAAACCGCAGTAGCAAATACACCAACTACAATTTTATTACGTAGTGCTGATTTAGATAATAGCGGCATTAGTATTGCGTCAAATACAACAATTACATTTGCCTACGCTGGCGTTTATAGCATTACATTTTCAATACAGTTTACAAATAGCGATACTTCAATACATGATATAAATGTATGGTTACGCAGGAATGGTACTAATGTAGTTGCATCTGATAGCAGATTTAGTATTACGTCTAGGCATGGCGGAGTTGATGGCAATGTAATTGGCACGGTTAATTTTGTATTAAAGCTAGATGCTGCTGACTATCTTGAGTTAATTTGGGCTACTAGCAATGCTGCTACTTATATCCATGCTGAGGTAGCACAAACTAGCCCATTTGCGCATCCAAGCATTCCCGGTGTTATCTGTACCATAGTGCAAGTTGCATCCGCTTAATCATGGCAACCAAACGCGAAACAATTATTGCTGCTGTACGTACAGCACTAACAGGCACCACAGGCGTTAGCACTAGGATTTATCGTAGTAGGGTAGAACCTATTACACGCGGTGAATCACCTGCAATTGTGGTTGAGCCGCTTAGTGATACTGCGCAACAGAATACGGCATTGCCGACATTGGATTGGAGCTTAACGGTACGTGTGGCGGTAATTGTACGCGGCGCGATACCAGACCAAACAGCGGACCCAATTGTTGAAAGCTTGCACGCCAAGATAATGGCTGATTTAACGCTTGGCGGCTATGCTATAGACATTCAGCCAATTGCTGTCGATTTTGACATGCAAGAAGCTGACCAACCGGCTGGCGTTATTTCATGCGATTATCTGATTAGATATCGCACAAGCGTTGCCGACTTATCCCCTTAGCACTTGCTAGAATGATTGATGAATACCAAGGTGTAGGCGGTTCTTACGTCCTAGACCCCATCACCGGCACCCGCAAGCCCATCACCGAGGAACTGAACAATGGTCCTACTAACTCGCAAACGCCTGATTCTGGCGAAGACGGAAGCAACCTACGGGACGGACTCAAGCCCCGCCGGAACTGACGCCATTCTTGTGCGTGAGCTTGAAATTACGCCAATTGAGGCTGATGTTGTTAGCCGTGATTTAATTCGGCCTTATCTAGGAGCAAGCGACCAGTTGCTAGCTAACACCCGCGTTAGTATTACGTTCCAGGTTGAGCTGGCAGGTTCTGGTACTGCTGCTACAGCACCACGTTTTAGCAGCCTGTTGAAGGCGTGCGGAATGGCTGAGACCACAACTGCTGCTGCTATTACCGGCACCGCCCAGGCAGGCGCTGCGGGCAGCATTACGCTTGCGGCTGGTGAAAGCTCCACAGATGATATTTATAACGGCATGATTATTACGATTACAGGCGGCACCGGTAGCGGTGATGTTGGCGTAATTACTGATTATGTAGGCAGCACTAAAGTTGCAACAGTGCAAAAATCAACTGCAACATTTACGCCAGGTGCTTCTAGCACTTATAGCATTGCAGCAAACGTAGGCTATAAGCCAGTTAGTGCAAGCTTTGATAGTGCATCAATTTACTTTAATAATGATGGCGTGTTGCACGTTATCACAGGTGCACGCGGTACATTTGTATTAAATGCTGAAGTAGGCGAAATACCAACCATTGAATTTACAATGACTGGTATCTACAATGCGCCTACTGATACAGCCGCACCAGCTACTACATACACCAACCAAGCAACGCCTTTAATCTTTAAAGCTGGTAGCACTACCGCGTTTTCAATCTTGGGTTACAGCGGTTGCTTGATGTCGCTTGAATTTGATATGGCAAATGAAATTATTTACCGGGAGCTGGTTGGTTGCGATAAATCAGTAATTATTACTAACCGTGCTGTTGAAGGCACTTGCATGATTGAAGCGCCAACAATTGCGCAAAAAGACTTCTTTACTATTGCCAACGATGATACCACCGGCATTTTAACCATGCTGCATGGTACGACTGCTGGCAACCGCGTTACGCTATTGGCGCCAAAGGTTGACATTGGCAACCCTTCATACGAAGATAGCGATGGCATTCAAATGCTAAGCTTGCCATTTGCCGCGATTCCTACTAGCGCAGGCAATGACGAAGTTTCACTAACCTTTGCTTAAACCACCCAATGGCATTTGTATTAAAGCAATCCAACACGTACACGTGGCCGATAGCATTAGTGTTGCCGGTTGATGGTGGCCGCCGCGATAAGCACACCTTTGACGGTGAATTTAAGCGGTTGCCACAAACGCGGATTAATCAAATTGTAAGGTTAGCGCGTGCATCTGAACGTGGCCGCCTTAACGATGATGAAGAATTGTTGGACCAAGATGCGGCTAAAGAGCTGCTTGCTGGATGGTCTGGCGTAGTAGATGATGACGGCAAGGAGATTCCATTTAGCGATAGTGCATTAGCGCAATTGCTAGAAATCCCAACAGTTGCTGGTCAAATTGTACGTGCTTGGTTTGAAAGCATTGATACGGCAAAACGAAAAAACTAATAGGCGCCGTTGATCATTGGTTTAAAGGTGACGGCGCTATCAATGACGAAGTGCTAGAAGATGCGCAATTATATGGCATTGAAATACCAAAACAAAATCTAGAACCTAAATTGTATGAAGTGTGGCGTGAACATAAAGCTTCATTGCTTATGTTTTTGCGTTGTCAAACGCAGTGGCGGATGGGACCATCTGGTGCAATCGGCCTAGACTATGGGGTAGTGTTAGAGCTGTTCAAGCTCTATAATGTAAAAGATCGGCAAGTGGTCATGGAGGAAATCCAAATCATGGAAGCCAGAGCGCTTGAACTGCTTAACGAGCAGGCTACTAAAGATAGCAAACAGCAAAAGAGGAAAAAATAATGGCATTAAATTTACAATCTGCTATCAAAATTACGGCTGAAGTTGCAGGATTAGGAGACCTTGGCAAATTAGAGAAAGGAATTTTAGCCGCTGATAAAGCAGCCGGTTCATTAAAAGATGGATTAAAAAGTGTTGCTAGTTCAGATTTATTTCAAGCTGCTGCTGTAGGTGCTGCGGCATTAGGTGCTGCAATGGTTATATCAGCCAAAGCTGCTATGGATTTTGATAGTGCTTTTGCTGATGTGCGCAAGGTTGTTGGCAATATTGATAGCAGTGGCTTAAAAGAAATGAGAAGCACAATATTGCAAATGAGTACAGAAATGCCAATTGCAGCAACAGAATTAGCCAAGATATTTGCAGCGGCTGGATCGGCTGGTATCGCAACTAAAGAAATTCAACAATTTGCAACTGATGTCACTAAAATTTCTGTTGCATTTGATATGACAGCAGAAGAAGCTGGCACGGCGATGGCTAAATTACGCACATCATTGGGGTTATCCCAAACTGAATTGGTAAGTTTAGCTGACGCAATGAATCATTTAAGTAATAATACAGCATCAACAGCTAAGCAAATAACTGAGTTTGTTTTACGCACAGGTACTGTTGGCCAATCGGCTGGGCTAACAGCAGAACAAACAGCAGCTTTTGGTGCAGCAATGATTAGTGCAGGCGCTGATACTGAAGTAGCGGCTACTAGCTTTAACAATATGATTAAAGCATTAGCACGTGGCGAAAGCATGACAGAACGGCAAATGTCAGCTTTAAAAACATTGGGTTTAGTTACTGTAGATGTTGCGGAATATGAGCAAGAATTAACTAGAGCTGTTGAGCAGGAAAGCCGCGAACGTCTTGCTATTGCAGAAGCTGAAACTAATGCGCTTAGAAAAGAAATTGACCGACGTTATAGGGACCAACTGCAAGGAGTGACAGATGCATTTGAAGATGAAACACAGGCATATCAAAAATCATTACGCGATAGAGATAAGCAACAAGTAAACGCATTGCAAAAACAACAAGATGCTGAAGTTGATGCTGCTAAGGCAAGAGCAGAAACTGTTGGCGTATCTGGTGAAGCTGAAGTTGAAAGAATAAAAGAATTTTACGAAAGAAGAATTGATGCATTGCGTGACAATACAGATGCAGAATTAAAGCAAAGATCACGCGCTGACCGTGACAGATTGCAAAGCATACAAGATAACATGAATGATGCAAAAGATGTTGAATTAAACGGTTTGAATGAACGCTTTGCGGCAGCTAAACAGCTAGAAGCAAAAAGATTAGAACAAGCAAAGATAACAGCTAAAGCAGCGGCTGCTGAATTATCAAAAGAAGTAAGTCAAACATTAGCTAAAAATTTGCAAACAGATGCAATTGGAACAATAACAGATGTTTTTAATAAGATTAGAGCATTACCAAGAGAACAACAAATTCCAGTAATATCAGATTTGTTTGGTGATGAAGCAAAAGCATTAATGCCACTGATTCAAAATCAAAAGCTGTTAGCCGATGCTTTAGTGCTGGTTGGTGATAAAAGCAAATATGCAGGCTCATCAACACAAGAATATTTAAACAGACTTAATACAACAGCCAACAGCTTAAAAATGGCTCAAAACCAATTAAATGTATTAGCTATAACTTTTGGCGAGACGTTTGCGCCAGCCTTAATAGCTACAATGAAAGCATTAGCGCCAATAATTAAAGGCTTTACTTGGATGATAGAAAACGTGCCAGGGCTTGGGCCAATAATTGCTGGGCTAGGAACTGCTTTTATAGGCTTAGTTGCTATTGCGCCAGGTTTAGCATCGTTAGTATTTTTAATGAAAACATTTGGAATTACGCTTGGGGCGTTAAAAATTGGTGCAACTATTGCCGGGTCACTTGGCGCAATAATGCCCGCATTAGCTGGTTTAAGTGGCGTGTTTGCCACTATTTCCGGATGGCTTGGGGCCACAATTCCGGTAATAGCTGCTTTTGGCAGCGCATTAAGTGGGCTAGGAACTATTTTGGTTGGTATATTTACAGGCCCTGTTGGCTGGGCAGCATTACTAATAGCAGCAGGCGTTGCTATTTATGCATTCCGAGACCAGGTTGGCACAGCAATTAATGCCATTGTTGAATTGTATAAGCAATTTTTTACAATGATATACGATAATTTTATCAAGCCTTACATGGATGCTCATGCAGCATTAACACAATATATTGTTGATAATTTTATAACACCATTGCAAACTGCATTAACAGAGTTTGCTACAGCAGCATATGAATCTTTTAATACAACTTTTATAGAACCTTTAAAAACATTATTTACTAATGTTACTACATTTATAAACGAAAATTTTATAACACCAGTTAAGGATGCAATAAGTCAATTCGCAACAGCAGCCTACGAGTTTTTAAATACAAATTTTATAGAGCCAACCAAAAAAGTATTTACAGCAGTTACAACTTTTATAAGTGAAAAATTTGTCAAACCGGTGCAAGACACAATAAACAACATGATAAAAAATATTGCTACTGCATTTCAATCAGTTAAAGACGCTATCACAAGACCATTTGAAGCTGCTATGCAAACTATGCGCGGTATTGTAAATAGTATTTTAAACGGTATTGGTAATGCTGTGCGAAGCGTTGTGAATGCTATTAATAATGTAATTCAAGGCGCCAACCAAGCACTTGCAAATTTAGGTTTACCACAAATTAATTTTTTACCACAGCCAAACATACCACAATTTGCACAAGGCGGCGTAGTAAATGGGCCAACACTTGCAATGGTAGGTGAAGGCGGCGAACGTGAATACATTATTCCTGAATCCAAAATGGGTCGTGCTAGCGCTAATTATATGGCAGGCGCTCGCGGTGGTGCTGTGATACCGGCATTTGCTAATGGCGGTGTTGTAGGGTCATCCAGGACATTACAAGGGCGCAATACTGCAACCACCATTAAGCCGCAGATAAGCATTCAAACTGGGCCAGTAATGCAAATGGGTGGCACTAATTACGTTACGATGCAAGATCTAGGCCGTGCCGTACAAACAGGCGTAAGGCAAACATTAAACATAATTCAAGGTGATATGAATATGCGCAACCAGATGGGGTTAACGTAATGGCAGATTATGATATTATGAGCTTTATGGAATATTACACCGATAGGGATACCGCAGTTGACCCTATAAGCGGGCTACGCATCCCAACAAAGCAATGGCAAAACTTTTATCAATTGCCGCAAACCTTAAGCGTTGACCCTGATGTTGGTGGTGAATACGTTTACCTGCCATTTGATATTAGTGGTTTTGGCTTGACGCAAGCAGCATCAGTAAATGATTTAAATGTATCAATTGGCGGTAGACAAGGCATTGTTGATACTACGGAAGAAGCAATGGAAAGCGATAATTTGATTATTGCATCACTTTATATCCAAGATGTTGGCTTTGATTCATTTGATGGTGCCAGCGCACAATTGATAAATCGCTTTATTGGTAGTATTGTTGGTGCTAGCCTTACGGATGAAACAGTGCAATGGACAGTAAATCCAGCAATAAATAAGCTAAAATCACAGGTGCCAACACGTAAGATAACAGCAGACATGTTGCTGCGGCAGATAGGGTCATGACTGAAATTATAATTGGCTTTGATTTAAGTGTTACCTGTGCTAATGGCACAACACGCGATGGCGTAGTATTTAAAGTTATAGATAATATACCAATATATGAAACGCCAGAAAGTGAGTTATTAAAAGGCAGCACTAAGGTAATATCAACCCAAGGCGGTAATTTTATTGCTAATATGCAATTTATGATGGCTGCAATTTTTAAATATAAAAAGGAGGATTAGCCATGTATTCACTGGCATTAGCACCAAGAGATGCAGCTTTTAAAGAAGATATAATTGTAGAACTTAAACCAGTATTTGAGTCTGCCGCAGATATATTCTACGCAGCAAGGCAAGGGCGAAATGCCGTAATGCAATTAGCCGTCAATAACATGAAGGCGCATCAGTTTAATAATTTAGCAAGACAACATAATGAAAGGGTATTAGCAGCAAGAGCGCAAAAGAAATCACCTGTTGGCGAATCCGCAACTGCAAATGATAATTTGCCAACAAAAAGCAAGAAGCCACAACCTGATATTAGCAAACAGCAAACTGTAGCTTCAGCAGGTGATACTGTACCCATTATATTTTGCAAACGTGTTAACGATGCAGGCGGGACATGGATACAACCGCCAATGATTAAAACAGGCTCTAATAATTTTGTTGGCAGTTTTCTTTATGTAATTAGCCAAGGTGAAATGGCAAGTAGCCCAGTTAAACAATATGCATGGGTTGGCAATAGAAATATTAAATTTTTAGAAGACCAAACAATTACTTTAACTCATTACTACGAAACGGTCGCGACATTAGCAGCAGCAACTAATACATGCCCTATTACTGGCGGCAATATATATTGCGGGTTAAATACTTATAGTTATTTAGAACCAATAGCAAAAGTTGGGACTCAAACAACACGATTGCCAGACACATCTATATTATATGAAAAATTAGCTGTTATCACTAGAGGTACTGGCGATGTTACCAATTCAATTATAAAAAGCGCATATTCAAATCTTACAGTTTATGACAATGCAACTGGTTCAGATGTTACTGCAACATGGCTTGCTAACGCAGGAATTACTAGTCCCGCGACAACGTTTATTGTTCAAAATCTAAATTTTTCTACTAATGTGCCATATGCTGTAGGTTCAATAGAATCAATTCCTGGAGGGGGCGCATTTTTTCCACCAGACCCTACAGTATGGACGGATATAGGTTCAACTGGGCCAATTACATTAGTTTGGGAAAATTTTGTTCTTATTAATCAATATAATCCAGCGTTACCAGCGAGCACTGGCACTCTTGACGGGACACAAGTTGAAATTTCTTTAAGCGAATATGCTGACCCTGATGCGCCACCTGGCACAGCAGATTATACTAATTTTGCTGATATTACATTTCTAGAAATTAACGGCGATATTTATGACCCACCAAGTCAAGGTAGTTACCCAACAACTACCAGGCAAATTTGTTTATATTATGAGAATGGCGTTAATGTAGACCTTTATAGTGGCGGTTTAGTTTTAGGCCAATATGCTGTAGGGCCAAGCAATCAATTTGTTGACTTTGCAATGCTATTATTTACGCAGTTAAAACGCGCTAATGGTAGTGCAACATTTGATATTGCAATGCCGATTGATGTAACTAATATGCAAGATTTGGCAGCATTTGCTGATGAGTATGGGTTGCATTTTAATGGGATGCTAGAGCAGTCTGTGAACGTAATTGACTATATATCTAGCACTGCACCGTTTTTCTTTTTATCATTTATTTCTAGTGGCGGCCAATATCAATTGCAGCCGCTGTTACCTTTAAACGGCAGCCAAGAAATTGATGAAACCGCTATAACACCTGTCATCGTATTTGATGAAGATAACATATTACCTGGCAGCTATAGCAAGGTGTATTTTAATTTAGATGAACGGCGCAATGTGCGCGTATCATTGCTATGGCGTGAAGCTGACCCATTGATTATTGGCATCCAAAGAACTACTAGTATTAGATACACTGCAACTGTTAGCGATGCGCCAATCGTTCAATACGATATGACTGATTTTTGCACTAGCGCTGCTCATGCTACGATGTATGGCAAATATGAATTGGCAAGGCGTAAATATTCAACGCATAGTATATCATTGCAAACACCATTATTAACTACTGCATTAAAGCCAACTGATATTATTAAAGTACAACGTCAACGGGTTAACAGCCACGGTAATAACCGCACTGAAATAGACCATTACCAAGTTACTGATATTAAGCATGAAACCTTTGGTATCACGTCAATCACCGCTGAACACTTCCCGCTTGATGCAAATGATGTTAGCGTTATAAGTGATGAAATATTAAACGGTTCATTTGAGGTAATCTAATGGCAACCTTCCCTTCACTGACGCCAAACTCAAGGTCATTGGATTTAGGCAATTATCCGCAGGTTGTGCATGTTGCAGTTAGTGGCATCAATCTAAGATTTTTGCAAGGTTCAAAACGTATTAATCAAATCCTAACACTTGGCTATTCTAATATTACTGAAACTGACTTGCAGTTAATTTATACGCATTATGAAACGCAAGAAGGTACATTAGTGCCATTTGATTTACCAGCCGCAGTATGGGAAGGTTATGCGTCAGTGCCAATCAGTGCGGTAGATTATAATTGGCGTTATGCCGGTACCATAGCAGTTGATACTGGAGCGCCATTACGCTATAACGTAAGTGTACAGCTTGCAAGCGTGGTGTTATAACAATGGCAACTTTCCCTGCATTAACGCCAACAACAAGGATATTTAGCCCAGGCAATTATCCGCAAACATACCAGCAAAGTATCGGCGGTACAGGCGCTGGCTTTAGACGTGGCGCACTATCAATTGGCAAAACTTTAACTTTAACATTTGAGTATGTACTAGAAGCAGATGTAAATGCAATCAAGGCGCATTATTTTGACAGCTATGGCACCTATGATATTTTCAATGTATCATCTACAGTATGGAGCGGGTATGTCACGCCGCCGGTAGATTTAAATGGCAATTATTTTTGGCGTTATGTATCGCAACCAGTTGTTACGGATGTAACATGCAACCGGTTTACAGTTGAAGTGCAGCTTGAATCAGTACCAGCGCAAAGTAATGATTTAATTTATGCAGCCGGTTTAGCTAGTGCAAGCCCTGAGCGAACTTATATACTGGTAGCAGGTGCCGCAGCGGCAGCTCCTGCCCGCGATTATCTTATTTACGCTGGTGAAGCATCATGAGCATTACGCAAACCGCCTTAATGCAGCAGCGGCGTGATACCGCTGCTAACTGGACCAGTGCAAACCCGACACTGCTAGCAGGTGAGATTGGCATTGAGTCGGATACCAACAAGATAAAACTTGGCACTGGCAGCACATCATGGACATCGCTGGGTTACACGCCATGGAGTCAGGTAAGCGCTTACCCACTGGTTAATGCTGATATTGCGGCGGCGGCGGCGATTGTTGACACCAAGCTTGCCACCATTGCCACGGCTGGCAAGGTCAGCAACAGCGCCACTACTGCTACTAACGCCAACACTGCTAGCGCAATTGTTGCTAGGGACGCAAGTGGTAATTTTACTGCTGGCACCATTACTGCTGCCTTAACCGGTGCTGCATCTAGCAACGTGCTGAAAGCTGGCGACACCATGACCGGTGCGTTGGTAGTGCCTCTAGCGAGTGCGGCAACTCCAAGCCTGACCTTTACCGGCGATCTAAACACAGGCATCTACAGCCCTGGCGCCGACCAAGTAGCGGTAGCAACTAATGGAGTTGAGCGCGTTGAGTTTGGTACCGCAGAAGTTGTCTTTAATGATGGCGGAACTGACTATGACTTTAGAGTTGAAGGTGATACAAGTTCACATTTACTATTCGTTGATGCTTCAACAGATCGTGTAGGCATAGGGACTAGTTCGCCTAGTAAAATTGTTAATGCTAAATCAGCTTCTCAATACCAGGGATTCCTCCTTAGTAATGCAAGCAACAGCGTTGTTGAAGTAGTTGGCTTCTCTGCTACGAATGACAATGGAGCAGTTCTTCTTCGTAACGGAGGCACTGCCAACGTACAGCTACTTGCCTCTGGCGCAAGTTATTTTAACGGAGGCAACGTAGGGATTGGCACTACCGCGCCCACGGGTAATCTTTCTTTTGGCGCAACTGATGCAATTATCAATTCGGACACAAGTGATGCATCAGATAACAAATCAGTTTCCCTTGCCGGGGGCGGCACTGCTTCTACCGCCAGAGGCGGGTACATTCAGCTATACGGCAATGAATACACTACAACTGGTGGAGTTGTTGACATTAACAGCGGCAACGTAGCCAATTCTTATGTGCGAATCCAAGGTCGTTCGTCTTCTTCTGATATTCGTTTCTGGATCAACGCATCAGAAGCTGGGCGATTTGATAGCTCGGGGAGGCTGTTAGTTGGTACGTCTTCTACGGTTACCAATGGTCAAGGAGAGGCAAGACTCCAAGTAACAACTAGCAGCAGTTACTACATAGCAGACTTCGGCCATTTCTCTAATGACGCTTTTACTGGCGCAGTTTATTTCAAGAAGACACGCTCAACAACGGCGGGCGGAATGGCTTCCGTTGTAGCTGGTGACTATTTAGGAGACATTCGGTTTGCCGGTGCGGACGGAACTAATTACATCAGGGCTGCACACATTGAATGTCGTGTAGACGGCACCCCTGGCACCAACGACATGCCAGGCCGTCTGGTCTTCAGTACCACCGCCGATGGGGCGAGTTCTCCGACGGAGCGGATGAGGATTGATAGCGCAGGTAATATCTTGTGGGGTAGTCCTTCTAACAAAGCAGGAATTGACGCCGGCACCACAGATGGTAAATATGTTTCCTCAACAGGCGCAGTTTTGGTTAGCAGCCGTTCATCTACATCTACAGTCAACCATAATACTTTCATTAACGGCAACGGCCTTGTCGGAACAATCCAGACCAATGGATCCGCGACTTCCTACAACACCTCCTCCGACTACCGCCTCAAGGAAAACGTCACTGCAGTAACAGACGGCATCACCCGCCTGCAGCAACTGAAGCCAAGCCGCTTCAACTTCATCGCAGACCCTGCCAAAACAGTTGATGGCTTCATTGCCCACGAGGTGCAGGACGTTGTTCCTGAGGCAATTCACGGCACCAAGGACGAAGTAGACGCTGACGGCAACCCCGTCTACCAAGGCATCGACCAATCCAAGCTGGTGCCCCTGCTGACGGCTGCGCTGCAGGAAGCGGTTGCCAAGATCGAAACTCTTGAGGCGAAAGTTGCTGCCCTTGAAAGCGCGTAGTCATGAAAACCAACGAACTAGCAGCGGATCTGCTGCACGAACTCTTCGAGTATCGAGAGGGTGAGCTGTACTGGAAGCAGCGTGGCAAAAGCCGTCAGATGGGCAAACCTGCTGGTGGCATCAATGGTGACGGCTATCGCCGCATCAAAATCAACCGCAAGCTCTACGCCGTTCATCGCTTGGTATGGGTCATGCACGGCAATGATCCTGCTCCGTTTGTTGATCACATCAACGGTGATGTGCTGGATAACCGCATCGAAAACCTGCGGGCGGCTACCCATTCTCAGAACTGCATGAACCGCCGCCAACGTTCCGATAACAAGTCGGGCATCAAGGGCGTGATGCGGAAAAAGGACAAGTGGTATGGCTGTGTCACCCTGAATTACAAGGTGTATCCCGCTGGCTACTTTGATCGCAAGGAAGATGCAGCCGCTGCTGTTGACAAGCTCCGCAAGGAATTGCACGGAGAGTTTGCACGAAGCTAACTTGACGAGTCCCCTTCGATACTATGTCTGGCTGCTCACACCAGCTAGGCCCAGTAACCTTTGACACTACTAGGCGGGTAACCGGCCTTTAACTGGTTACATCATTTCTAGTACACTACCTACATCGCCACTGATCACTATGGCTAAAGCATCTGCGACACCGGTAACAGAATTTGCATGGGGCGTTGCCCAACTCGAACGCCACACTGCTGACGGCGTGGTTTACACGGTGCATTACACGATTAATGCAAATGATGGCACCTACGCCAGTTCGGCGTATGGATCAGTAGGTCTAGAGCAGCCTGAAGGCAACATCATCCCATTTGCTGATCTAACACCTGAGCTGGTAATCGGCTGGACAAAAGAAAAGCTTGGCGGTGACGAGAAGGTGGCTGAAATTGAAGCAGCTTTGCAAGCACAACTTGATGAGCAACACGCACCAACTAAAGCGCAAGGGCTGCCCTGGAGCTAGACTAGGAGCAACACCAGCCTGAGCCGTGATTGAAGTGTTTGCTGCTATCGCTGGTGCATCCATCAGCGTGGCTGCAATGGGGATATTTGGCTTTAGCCGTAGGAATGAAGAAGCCGCCGCTGCTGTAATACGCCTTACCAGTGCAGTTGAGCATATTGCTACATCGCTGGAGACATTGCACACGGATATAAAAGAAACGAATCGCGAGATGTTTACCAGGTTGAATCACGTCGAAAACCGCGTTACTAAGCTTGAGGTGAAGTAAGCAGTTAGACTGAGTGTGACGTTTACCACAGTTCCTGTGGACTTCCTATCCCATCCAGCTTTTTGGATTGTTGTTGCCGCAGCATCTGAGCTGATTGCGCTGTCACCACTAAAAAGCAACAGCATTGTGCAGCTCGTGTTTCAGGTGCTGAACCTGTTGCGCGTAAAAAAGGGCTGATCCGCTTTGGCAAGTCAGCTTGGGAGCGGCGTTTAGAGCAAGCTATCCGTCAATGGTGGTTTGAGAAAACGTTACCAGCCAAGCTGGATGCTGCCGAGGCTGAATGGCACAAGGCGCAACCGTTACCGCCGCCACCCATCGTGATAGAACACCCTATCAACGATGAATTACAGACTGGCGCCAGTCGTCTGTTAGGCGGTGAAATGTCCATCCATGCACCTTACAACCGCCAATGAATTTCCTAGCAGCGGCAAAAGCTACAACCAAGCCACAGCCGTTGCCACATCAGCAGGCGGCATGGGGCTATGCCTGGGACTTATTGTCAATACAGGAGCAGCAGGAATTTCTAAGCAAATTCCGCAGTGACCCGGCGCCAAAACCTACATTGGCATGGGAGCCAGCCGCAAAATTAATACGCGAATTTGAAGGTTTTAGTGATGTAGCATACATTTGTCCTGCCGGTGTGCCAACCATCGGCTGGGGCACCACTAGATGGCCTGATGGCGCAGCAGTAAAAATTGGCGATACCATCACACGCGATGCTGCTGATGGGTTGCTCGATAACATGCTGGAAACTCAAGTTGTACCAGCACTAGCTAAAAGTATTCCAGGCTGGAAAACATTATCAGCGCAGAGGCAAAATGCGTTGATTTCGTTTGCCTATAACGTAGGTTGGCATTTCTACGGCAGCGAGGGGTTCGAGACAATATCTAAGGCATTACACGCGGCAAACTATGACGCAGTGCCAGCGGCATTGATGCTATATGTAAACGCTGGCACACCGGCAGAACCTGGCCTCCGCCGCCGCCGGGAAGCTGAGGCAAAACTCTGGGGCATACCAGCTAAAGCCACATCAGTGCTGCTGAAAGTGCCCTATGAATACCAAAATGACAACGTTTCCGGCACCGGTTACCGCGAGTGTTTCAGCAGCAGTTGCGCAATGATTGCCCGCTACCACGGCAAGGTAAAAAACGATGATGAATACAATAAAGTACGAGCCAAATTCGGCGATACCACCGACGCACAGGCGCAGGTGCTTGCATTACGGGCACTAGGACTCACAAATTCAAGGTTTGTGACGAATTGCGCACCTGGCCTACTGGAGGCGGAGTTACGCCAGGGCAGGCCAGTGGCGGTGGGATGGTTACATCAAGGGCCATACAACGCACCAACTGGTGGCGGCCACTGGTCTGTAATCATCGGCTTTGATCCAGATTATTGGTTTGTCAATGACCCCAACGGTGAGGCTGATTTGGTAAACGGTGGCTACGAAAATCACACCAAAGGTGCAGGCGTTAAATACAGCAAGCAGCGCTTCAATAGGCGCTGGGAAGTTGATGGCGCATCTACCGGCTGGGCGCTGTTGGTGAAGCCATGAAATGCGAGGTAATCCGCCACAGCCCAGAATTAACTGAAATACGGATTCCCTATACCTCAACGACAACGCAATATAATTTCTTTCTTGCATCCGACATTCATCTAGATAATCCAAAATGCGACCGTAAGCTTTTTAAAAAGCATTTAGATGAGATGAAAGAACGTCAAGGTAAGGCGCTTTTCTTTGGTGATGTAATGTGCCTAATGCAAGGCAAAAAAGATAGACGCGGCAGCAAAGGTGATATAAGGCCAGAACATCTAGGCGGTAATTACTTCGACCTAGTATTTAATGAAACAGCAGACTGGTTAAAGCCTTGGCAAGATGACATCGTGATGATGTCAGACGGTAACCACGAAACTGCAATCATTAATCACAATGAGATTGACCCACTTGGCAATGTAGTGCGCATTATGCGCGATAGCGGCAGCCCTGTAGAACACATGCGTTATCAGGGCTTTGTTTGGTTTACGTTTTACATGGAAGGTAATGTTGCTGCTCAACAAAGACAAGAAAAAATTAGGCGCCTAACTCTTGGTTATCACCACGGCACATGGGGCGGTGTAATAACAAAAGGCACACTAGGCGGCGGTAGATATGCCAGCATTATGCCTGATGCAGATGTAATAGTTAATGGTCATAATCATGAACGCACAATTGTAGCGCATCCATGTTACAGAATTAATAACAAAGGCGAGCAACGAATAGAGCAACGGTGGCACATACAGACGGGCACATATAAACAAGAATTTAAAGGCGGCGGTGGTTTTGCAATTGAGAAGATTGTGATGCCTAAATCACTTGGTGGGATATGGCTTAAACTAAGACCACGCGCTAGTTCCGGCGTTGAAATCACCTGCGAGCCAGCAACATGAACCGCTACCTAGTTGAAATATCTGCCATGATGGTTGTAGATAGTGAGTACTCATCAGATGATGTAGCAATCGGCATCGCAGCTAGGTTAGAAGAGATCGCACAGTCAAACGCTCACCTCCTTGATTATGAGGTGCTTCCCTACGAAATGCCGGAGCCTCATGAATCATCACATCAACGAGACCGAATTAGTCAGTCGTAAGGTAACAAAGCATAAGTTTAGGAAAAGCATTATTGAAGAATGGGACAGCAGGTGTTACATCTGCGGTGAACAATTTGATAATATAACACTTGACCATTTAGTGCCAAAAAAGAATGGCGGCCATACCAGTAGGGCTAACCTAGCGCCATGCTGTAGTTTACATAATCGCCAAAAGGGCCATTCTGAATTGTGGAGCTGGTGGACTAATCATGATTTGTGGGATCTGGGCCGTGCAATAAAGCTTTTAAGTTACCTGCGTCGTTGCGATAACATTCCATCGCCTGATGAAAAAATATCATAGCCTGCCAACTTTGCACGTGTTTTTTACACATTCCGGCATAGCTAACTTCCCAAATATAATGGCCGTCCTTAGACTTAACGCGCTTGATAGTTGGTGTTTCCATTGTTAGAATGCGGATAACTGCTAAATGTAGTGATGATGGAGTGGATGGTGGTGCAGCTCAGTCTAGAGGAGCAGCTAGCACTTGAAGGCCAGAGCAGAATTGCCTTAAACTGCCCTGACCGTGAACAGGTTGCTAAATTATGTAGTACCTTAATAAAACAAAACGCACATCAATCTAAATTAATAAAGCAAGCCGTACATCATATAGCAGCTTTAGAAGCTACTTTATATCTTCAACAATCAAAGCGCCCGTGGTGGAGACGTGCGATTTAGACATTAATTTACTTAATCTACGATGAGTTCTTGCCATGCGTTGCCTTATACGCTCGCGGCATACATTATGCTCCTTTGCAATAGCTGTTAAAGTTAAATCTTCATGGTAACGTTTATTTATTAAATCTTGCTCCATATCAGTTAAATAAGATAGCGCAAGCTGCACTTGTTCCTTGCTATGGTCCAAATCAAAATCAATATCCACTTCAGGGCTAGCAATTAAATCAAGCAGTGAATTGCCATCATCTGTTACCAGTTCATCCAGGCTGATATGAATGCTATTGCAATCAACTAATGCTAGCAATTGTTCTATTGTTAAACCCATAACCTCTGCCAATTCTGTTTTGCTTGGTTTGCGGCCATGTTCTTTCATAAATTCAATTTCAACTTGCAGCGCCTTAAATATTCTGTCTATCATATGTATCGGGATTTTTATCATGCGCTCCTTGCTATCAATAGCACGTTTCAGTGATTGCCTTATCCACCAATAGGCATAAGTTGAAAACTTATACCCTCGTGACGCATCAAACTTTTCTGCTGCACGTTGAAGGCCAATGTTACCCTCTTGGCATAAATCCAACATATCCATTGATTTAATTCTGCCTGTATACCGCTTGGCGATATGTACAACCAAACGTAAATTACAGTTGACCATGGTAGCCCGCGCCTTAAGGCCAGCTTTTATCAGCCGTTGCTCAGCAGGTGTTGGGCTAGGGTTATCGCGCAGCTCCATGTACTGCGCGATTTTACGTGCTAACTGTATCTCCTGCTGTGTCGTGAGCAACGGATACCTAGAGATGGCCTCTAGGTAATCCCGCATTGCATCAGCAGTCATGGGTTAAAAAGTGTCAGGTTCGCTTGTATTATTAGCAGCCCGTGGTAAAAATTCAAACCTGCTGACACTTATTATATGTTTACTACGCTTTTCACCTGTTTGCTTATCTGCCCATTCTTGGCGCCGTATGGTGCCAGTCACTTGGATGCTGTCACCTTTTTTGCATTTGTCACATACTAATTCAGCCGACTTGCCCCATATTTCGCAATCAATGCCATTGTTAATGTATTCTCCATTTTTATCTTTACCCTCACCGATACCGCCGAACAGGTTGGCTACTTGCGTGCCATTGTCAAACGTGCGGATGGTGGGTTGCGTAATGATGCGAACAATGCCGGTAGCAAATAAACTCATGGCTTTAATGGGGTGATGTTGTGGGCGGCCTCGAAGGCCAGGATTTGTGCTAGCGAATAGCGAACACGTGGAGCACCAAGCGGTGATGCTAAGCGCTCGGCGGTTTCATACGGTGGGCCAACCCCACGCGCACGTTGGGATTTTAAGGTGCTGGGCCGCAGCCCCCACCTAGCAGCTAACTGGTCAGTGGTCAGGTAAGGCTCAGTCATCAGCGAATGGATCGGCCTCCGCTTTGGCTTCCATGGCATCCTCTTTAGTCACTGCCATCTGCAATAGCTCCTGATACTGTTCAGCGCATAGGTCGTTTTGGCGTGCCTCTAGACGTTTGGTAACAGCCTCCAGCTCATCCAGACTGCTGCATTTAGCGATAGCAGCCTTACCAGCAGCAAAAACTTTGGCATCACCAGCAGGTGCAGCAGGTGCTAACGCTGGCGGAGGTGTTGCAGTTACGGTAACCGTCTCGGCCTGTTCCATTTCGTCTGCTGTATAAAGCGACGACATATCAGCCGGAAATGCCTTGCGTAGTGCTAAAGCCTCGCTGCATTTAGCCAGCATCGCAGCAGCCATTTTGGACCATAGCCCCTGCCCTGCGTTGTAATCCTGGAAGCGGGCGACACCAACAAATGGATGGCCGCTGCCCTTGCGGTAGACAATAGTCTTGGCAGCGGCTGGTGGTGCCTTACCTAGCCATACATCCTTCCAGTCGCCTTCCTCACCGCACCAATAGGTCTCACTGCCATCTAACTGGCCAGTACGTTCCGCGATGCTGCGCAGGCCATCGATGCCAACTTGGATACTCATCTTGCCACCGCGCTTGATGGCGTAGATCTGGCGGCTAAACGGATCTAACCCTGACCGCTGGCACGCATAGCTAAAAAGCTTTAGCTCATCTGGCGTGCAATTTGGGGCAATGGTGGATGAGATCAGTTGCGTCTGCTCTTGGGTCCATTGTGTAATGGCGCTCATCTTAGAAATCCTCTGATGTAATTGTGGTTTGGTCTTTTAATGCCCAGCCGGGAAGCTGGAGCAATTGGATGCCATCGGTATAGCCGTGGCCCCATTCGCCTATAGCCCGGCAATCCTGGATGCGTTGCAGCGCATTGTGGCGGGCAATGCTGCCATGAACTAATGCCTCTTGGTCTAGTTCATACACACCAACTGCAAATGAAGTTTTCTCTACCGCAACAAAAATGAAGCGCTTGGCCAAGGTACCTGCTAAGTAGTGAGCGGCCTGTAGCTGATACTGGAACGCTGCTACGCTGCGGCCAAATCCTCCGGGAGAAGCATCGACACAGGTCTTCAGGTCAACAATTAGCTCACCATCAAACCAATCCGGCCTGCATTTACACCGCAGCCGTGTTGCTATGTCATCCCACCAGTGCGAAGTCTCTGCGGCGCCATTAGCCAGCAATAAACCTGCTGTCGGGTGGCTATGAACAGCCGCTGCCATTGATAACGCCTGCTCAAAATCACTAGCGCTAACTGGCTCGATGCCATCAGCAAGCATTTTTTCAGCCGTTGCCTTACCCTCCTTGGTGCGCCTATCAGGGCCTACTGCATACCGTTGCAGCAGCTCCTTAGGCTCCAACACCGCGCAATGCGCAAGGGAGCCAAAACGCATAGCAGCAGTCGGTTCTGATGGTGACCTGTCAGGGTCAACGTACCGTTTCCAATAATGAAAGGGGCTGCGGCCAATCTCTTTTAACTGGCTAGCACTAATTGCTGGGTCAGCGTGATACTCCTCGTTTGAAATAACAGTCATTTAGGATTCCGCAATAGTTGATGTAACCCTTTAGATGGCCCGTAATGCTCAATCAGTTCATGGAACTCATTAAGTATTCGGCGTTTGTTTTGTGTGTCAGCAGCTAAGCCAGCATCAGCTAACCGCTGGTAAAAAGCTCCGCCATATTTGCTGGCAGATATAAAAGTCCAATAAATGTCGGAATCAGTCATGAAGGATAAACAACAGGTACAGGATTTGCATACGGGTAAGGCTGGCTGCCAACCTCAGATACCACCAAATAGGCAGTAGCTGCAACAATCGCAACGCATAAAAACCTAAGCATTGATTAACTCCATTTGCTCAAGGTAAGATTCAGCTTCAAATAACACATCAGCTAACGGATGGTTTTCAGTAAATGATTCCAGTTGTTCTTCTGTAATCTCATCAGCCATTGCACGGTAAGATTTTACCAATTCAATTAGCGATGAATTAAGCTCGTCAATTTGCTCAAGGGTCATAGCAAGAAAAGCAAAGGGATAGCGCCAGATTGGGTGCGGCTCTGGCGGGCCGCATAGGGGTTAGGCGGTGACTGGGATGATCTGCAACATGGCCCGCATTTCAGGGCAGGCAATGCCTGCGATGCGTTTTTGGGCCAGGGCCAGGGAGCCGCAGAAGCTAAGCACTTTGCAATCAAAGCAAACGGCGTGGGTATAAGTGCGCTCGGTGCGGCGCTTGGCAATGGTGCCGTTGGGCAGGGTGACGGTGATGGTGGTCATGAGTCTCGGTTTGTGGTGGAAGCTCTCGCCTCCTGTCCCTTTATCCTACACCCTAGTTATCCCCTGTCAACCCTAGTCTTTTACAATCTGCAACACTCCTGGCTATGGCTGCAATGCCGCCAGCTTTAACCACAGCATCCAGCCACTGCTGTTGCTCTGGTTTTACACGCCCGCTCGTACTTTTTACCTCGATGCTCGTAAATACGGCTATTTTTTGTCCGACCATCTCAGGTGTAATAGTGCGGCTGGTCCATCCAATCAGGTCTGCACTGCCCTTGCATAATCCAAACTGCACCGGTCTGCCGTTGGCATCACGCAGCGTGCCGGTGTTATTCCGAAACAGGCGACAACTGCCTTTGCTACACGCAAGCCGGATATGTTGCTGGATGGTTTGTTCAGATGGCAAGGCTTAGCTGCTGCATTGGTGGTGGCAGCGTAACGGTGCCCCACTGTTGCGCCATGGCATCGGCCACGCCCTGATAGGTGCGGCTGCGTTCTTTCCATCTGTTAGGACCCGGAGGCATCAGATGCACTTTTGCCTCACGTCCATCAACCAATTGCGTCGCCTTAAGCACTGGCAGGTTCTTCAGCCACAAGCAGGTTGCCTTAGTTTCGCCGTGACCGAACCACCATGGCTGGATGATCTGCTGGGGGGGGGTGATGGCAGTGCTAATAATGCTGACCGGGTTTTCTATACACCATCTATCAATTGGTGCCGCCATTAATAAACGCACAAAATCCAGCGCCTCAGCTTGTTCGCGTTGTTTACGGTGGAAATGGCGGCTGCCACTAACTGCAAGATGCGTACACGGCGGATGCGCCACCATCAGATCCCAGCCATCACCTAGCACATCCTCAACCGGCTGCTGCAAATGCCATTGCGGATCGGCCTCGCATTCCAGTAAGTCACAGCTCCATGCGTCATGCCCATGGCGCCGGAAGGCATCACGAACGCGGGCGCTGTATTCGCAGGCGACTAAAACACGCACTCAAAGCGCAGCGGCGTAAGCGGTCATTGCAGTTTGACGGGCGCGGGTAGCAGCGATCATGGCAGCTTGCAGTTTGCTGTACTTGGCAGAAGGCTTGCTGCCGGGCTTGGCTTCGGCGGCGTGCTGAGCGTAAAAAGTATCCTTGGCGGCTTTTTCGGCGGCTTTGGCTTGACGGACTTGCTGAAGGGTCATGGTTTTCGGGTTGGGGTGCAGGTCTTGCCTGCTGTCCCCTAATCATACACCCTAATTAGCCCTTGTCAACCTTGCTTGGTAAACACGTTCAGCCCAGCCCGGTTTGTAGCCGCGTTGCTTGGCTAGCTCGCGTAAGGATTGCAGGTCGCGGGCACTGCCTTGCTCGCGTTTACGCGCAACCGCCTGCACCTCCTGCAACTCACCTTCCACAACCTTTAACTCCCTAACCTCAGATCTAAACTCATGGCCGCAATCGCTGCATATCTGCGCGGCGCTAGGTGAGGTCGCGAAGCATTGCGGGCATACCTTGACCGATGGCGCCTGTTCGCGTGTTTGCTTTTTGATGCCATCTAGGCTCCACTCCCGTTGCTCCAAATGGTGGCCTAGCCGTAATGTATTGCCGACATGATCCAACACCACCGCACGCTTACCATCTTGCGGGCGCAGGCACCTGCCAATCATCTGTAGGTGCAGGCCAACGCTAGCCGTAGGTCGTAGCAGGATGCAGCCGCCAACGCTCGGCACATCAACACCTTCACCTATAAGTGCGCAACTGGTGAGCACGCGCAGCCGACCGGTGCCAAGTTCGCTCAGCAAATCCCGGCGCCGTTCACCGCTCATCGTGCCGTCAATACTGGCAGCAGCAATACCAGCCGACTGGAACAACCGGGCCGTGGCCTCCGCATGTGCAACTGAGCAGCAAAATGCAATCGCCGTTTGGCCATCTAAATGTTTGCGGTAGTGGCCTACGCAATCGCCCATGATCGTGCCGACACGTTGCTCAGCATCTTTAGTGTCAAAATCACCCATACGTTTACGCAGCCCGGCGCTATCAAACCCCGGCGGTGCCAGCACCTTGGCTGGTGCTAAATAACCTTCATCCGTTAGCTGTTGCGCTGTAGGCCCTTCCACCATTACCTGGTAATGACCACCAAGGCCGCGACCATCACCGCGTATCGGTGTAGCGGTTACGCCTAACAGCTTTGCAGCATGGAAATGCTGAATCGTTTTATCCCATGTGCCAGCGCTGGTATGGTGCGCCTCATCAACCACGATGAGCTGGAAAAAATCGCGTGGCAGCAGGTGTAACCGTCTGGCTACGGTCTGCACGCTCGCAACCTGCACCGCATGGCTTAGGTCCATGCCACGGTTAGCGGCAATAATTCCATGCGGTACATCCATACCGCTAAGGCTGCGGCTGGCTTGATCTAGCAACTCAGCCCTGTGTACAAGGATGCAAACGCGATTGCCTTTACGTGCAGCAGCCTGCGCGATATATGAAAAGCACACGGTTTTGCCGCCACCGGTCGGCAGTACCGCCAAGACACTGCGGTGCCCTAGCTGGTATTGCAGCCGGATGTCGGTTACTAATTGGGATTGGTACGGGCGGAGGTTCATGGGAAATAATGCGGGTTGCGTTCTTTTGCCGCCAGTAATGAAGCGACACAATCTTCAATGAAAGAAGTTTCAAATAAATCAAATCCGTTAATGGGCTCTGGCCTAATTTTAATAAAATCTTGAATTAATTGACTTCGGCGCACTCTATCACATTCGCTTATCCTATCAAGCTCTGATTGCGCTATGGCAATTTCGTTTTTATATTTTAAAAATAAAGAATCAACCCACTCCGGACATGCTTCAAGAAGAAAATCATAAACAGTTTGATAATTGCACCATTCACAGAACCCGCAAAAATACTTACCAGGGAAAGCGGCTCTACTTTTTAATATATAATCATGAAAAAGTTGGTTAAGTTCTTGCCCTCTTTGAAGGAAATTAGCTCTAGCCTGCTCGGCTAATGAGTCATACAAAAGCAAGCCCATATCAGCACAGGTTTTGCCGGAGGTGTCAAGTGTTCGCATTAACTTTGCAGCTTTAACAAACGAGCCGCATATTACTTTCCAACTGCCATCTTTAATGTTTTTAACCTTAAACAAGCCAAATGGTGTATCAATAAAAATAGGTCGATTAGCCATAAGCCATGTTTTTCTGGCGTGCTTCCATCTAAATTGAAAATACTCACCATCAACTTTAATAATTTCCAAGTTTTCCCAAAAATCGTGGCCATTTAGCAGCCATGCCATGCAACCATAAAATTGCTCGCGCTCACGGATTTCTTGTGGTGATATGCCACTGCGTTGAATTTCAAGCACTCCATCTGGACCCGCAACATCAGCGCGATGCGGTGGCTTGGTCACCTCTTGCCAGTCAGCAGGAAAATAACCTTTCCATTTACGGTGCCACTCGGTTTCCGGCTCTGACCACAAATCACAATCAGCGTTGATGTGCGCCCAATGCCAAGACACAATTTCGCCGCACTTAGCACGCACTTCACCTCTACACCCTGGGCAAATGCCTACAGTGCCTGATTCTGTGGCTTTAGCCCGGAGACTATTGACTAGCGCCCATTCCATCGCATGTTACGGAACTGGTCACATAGTAGCACCTTAGGTGCCAATGCGGTAGCATTGGTTGGACACTAGGCGCTTATGAAACGCATCCCCTTGCTATTGCCTCCAGAAATGCTGGCTTGGATTGAATCCAAAGCCGCTGGCGTTGAAAATCGTCAAACCATTATCCGCCGCTTAATTGCTCAGGCAATAAAAGCCGAACAGCAAACCAAGGTCTAATCATGACCATTGATGTAATGGACCTAGCGCGTGGGCGCTGGGTTGAAATTTTGTCGACGATTGGTGGCGTTCCTGTTTCCTTTCTTGACGATAAGCACAAACCTTGCCCTTCCTGTGGCGAAGGCCGCGATCGTTTTCGTTTTGATGACTTAGATGGCAATGGCACTTGGTATTGCAATCAATGCGGCGGCAAAGATGGTGCTGGTGGTGCTGGTAATGGCATTTCACTTTTAATGCGCATGAAGCACTGGTCATTCAAAGAAGCCGCTAATGCAATAGAACAACACTTTGGGATATCAAAAATCATGGCTAAAAAACCAATTAAACCACCACTTAATGCACCACAACCATCTCTTGATGGTGCTGTAGCTCAATGGTGTTACACGGATGTTAATAACAATCCATTGTTTTGGATTCAACGTGTTAACCTGAAAGGGGGTAAAAAGTTATTTCGTCCGCGCACTTGGGTTGATGGTATCGGTTGGCAAGGCGAAAAAGGTACCGCCTGGCCTACGCCTCGGCCACTTTACAACCTACCTGCTATTAATGCTAACCCTAATTCGTGGATATTAGTTTGCGAAGGTGAAAAAGCTGCTGATCATGCTACAAAATTATTTCCGCAGTTAACTGTTGTTGCTTGGTGTAATGGTGCTCATTCTGTTGACAAAGTTGATTGGGCACCGCTGACTGGGCGCAATATTATGTTTTGGCCTGACAATGATGACGAAGGTCGCATTGCTATGCAAAAAGCAGATGCTTTAATTAAAGGCGAAGGCAAACGATACATTATCCCAGCTCCATCTGACGCACCAGAAAAATGGGATATAGCTGATTCAAAATGGACTTCAGAGGAAGCATTTGCGTATGTTAAATCTAGCCGTCAACAACTAACACCAAAATCAAATATTGAGTTAGTAGAAATCCAACCAACTAAACCACGAGAACGCAAACAGTCAAGCAATAATTTGTTTGGAATGCCATTCCGTTGCTTGGGTTTTGATCGTAATATTTATTTTTATTTACCAGATAAAGCATGTCAGGTTACATCACTTACACCTTCTCAACATATCAAAAACTATTTAATTACACTCGCTCCTCTTGATATTTGGGCTGATATTTATGGTAAAGAAAATGAAAAAGGTCAGGTTTTTATTGATTGGACTGGTGCCGCTGATGCTTTAATTACTGCTTGCATAAATACTGGTGTTTACGACCCATCTAGAATACGTGGCCGTGGAACTTGGTTTGATGATAGCCGCGTTATCCTACATCTTGGCGGTAGACTAGTAATTGATGGCACCTCAAGCGAAATAACTAACTTGCCTAAAAATTTTAATAGCTATTATTTTTATGAAAATGCTAAGCCTATACAAGGGCCAGGCAGTGATGCATTAAGCGATACCCAAGCTCAAGAAATTGCTGATATTGCTGCTGGTTTTAATTGGGAAACCCCGGCATCAGCCAGTTTATTGCTCGGATGGATTGTGCTTGCTCCAGTTTGCGGTGCTCTTGATTGGCGGCCTCATATCTGGGTTACGGGGCCCGCTGGCTCCGGTAAAACCAGCCTGCTAAAGCTATTTATGAAGCCTTTGCTTGGTGGCATGTTTGAAGGTGCCACCGGTGGCACTACTGAAGCCGGGTTACGCGGTCAGTTACGCTCTGATGCAATTCCCATTGTATTTGATGAACTTGAACAAAACGAACAAAAAGATAAACAACAAGTTCAAAATATTTTATCTTTAGCCCGTATCGCTAGCTCTGAAGGCGGCAAAATCTATAAAGGCACTACTAATGGCGGAGTCAATACTTTTGAAATCCGATCAATGTTTTGTGTTAGCTCTATTAATGTTGGCCTAGTGCAACGCGCTGACCTTGACCGTTTTTGCGTGCTTAGCCTACGCAAGGACAAAATATCAAAAGACGACTGGGCTGGATTTGAAGCCCGTATTCTTGCATCATGCATTGATGATAATGGCCGCAAACTAGTAGCTAGAACTATTTCGCAAATTCCTCTTATACGTAAAAACTCTAAGGTTATAGCTAGTGCATTAGCAATTAAATTTGGCCAGCGCTACGGTGATCAATATGGCACCCTACTTGCAGGTGCATGGACATTAAAGCCAAATGGCGGTGGCGAAATAACAGTTGAGCAAGCAATTAGCTGGATTGATTCCTTGAATTGGGAAAATCGTGAGGTTGATACTAATGATGCCGATGAGGTACGTTGTATGAGTAAAATACTTCAAACTATACTACAAATTGATGGTGGTCGTAGAATTGCCGTTGTTGAATTGATTCAATTAGCAGTTAATGGGAAGGCTTATATAAACGAAAACAGTATGTTTCCTGGTGATGAAATTGAATCTATTTTGGGCCGTTATGGCTTAAAGGTAACGCAAGATTGCTTAGCCATAGCCAATAGCAGCACCAACCTCCAGGGGCTATTACGTGATACGCCATGGGCTGGCACTGCCTATAGACAGGCGCTACGACGCTTACCAAAAGCAACTATTGCATCTTCACCAGTTCGGTTCAAAGGCATGGGTCCATCACGAGCAACACTGGTCCCACTTGACACACTTGAGATTTTGTAACGTTTTAGCCTGTCTTGTAACGGTGGGTGTATCGCCCAAACCCTTTGCTGCGCAACGGTTGTGCCGCTTGTAACGCTTGTAACGCTTTTCCCAGAGAAACACTTAAGAACATACCAACAGCAACCCATGCCCTTTTATCTTTTTTTTACTACTACTACTACTATCTATTTTATTAAATGTAGTGTATACAACGTTACAAGCCAGTGAGTGCCTAGGTTTTGGGCGTAACGGTCACCGTAACAGGGCGTTACAAGCGTTACAACCCCCAGCATTGAGCAATGTTAAGCAAAGTAGACCTAACCGGCATCATCGGTTACTATTAGCCTGTAACACCTAATCACAGCATGGTTATTATTTCTGAACGCAACCGTCCCTGCATCGACAAACTAGACGCATTAATGTCTGAAGCCGTGGCGGTTGCTAATGCTATCCTTGACAATGCCCAAGACGAGCAGCAGCCCATCCCACCAGACCTAGTACTATCCTTCAGCCGCGACTACGATAAAATCATCACCGCCCTATCGGATGCGTCATGAACATAAACGTTAAGGTCGAATCTAATTTAGATAAGGCAGGTATCTTTGTTGCTAGCATGTACAAGCAGATGCGCTTTGCTACTGCAAACGCTATCAACTCCACTGCTTTTGATGCACGTACATCACTTAGCGGTGCAACACGGCAATACTTTAACAACCCAACACCATTTACACAGAAAGGATTCCAAGTAGAAAAAGCAAACAAAACTAACTTAGTTGGTATCGTTGGTGCTGAATCAAAACGCAGCCGATACCTACGTACACAAATTAAAGGTGGTGACCGTGGCATCAAACCATTTGAACAACGCTTTGGCCTTAACCGCTTAGTGCCTGCTGCAATCAAACTTAACTCATATGGCAACCCAACTAAACCAGCAATCACCAAGCTTGGTGCTGCTGTTAATGCAACAGGTAATGGCTCAGTCTTTGTCGGTACACCTAAAGGCGGTAACCGTGAGCCAGGTGTATGGCAACGGCAAGGCAGAGGTGGCCGCGACCGGTTAGTTCCTATGTTTATTACTGCAACACCTAGATATGAGGCAAAGTATCCAATGGAAGAAATAGTTAATAAAGTAATTCAAAGAAGATTTGATTTTTATTTTCAATCATCTTTGGAAAAGGCAATTGCGTCCGCACGTTAACGGGTCCCTTTTCTACCTTTGACCGTGGGTAGTCCACGCA